AGCTACTATTGGTTGGATTTTGTCTAACATTATTTACAAAAACTGCAATATCTGATGTACTGGAAACTGATTTATTTAAAGTAAAGGAAGTTCCACTCCCTCCAGTAAATGATTGGGAAGATAATCCTACAAAACTCGTAGCTGGTTTACTTCCTATGTAACTCATCTAGGTTATCTCCATAATAGACAATGAGACATCTAAAGCACTTGCAACACTTGCTTGTACCTTCAAGACATCAGTCGTTTGCAGATTTACCTTTCCTCCAGACAATACCTCCAAAGATGAACCTCCCGGAATCGTTGTACTTTTTAATAGAAATACATTTGCATTAGTTTCTGTATCTGATGTATCGGAAACAAGTTGCACATCTGCTGTGATTGCATTTGTTGTTTTATTACAAAGTATAAGTCCTAGAATTACAGTTGTTGTGCTTGAAGGCACTGTATAGACTGTTGCAAGACTACTATGAGATACACTTGCTTTAGTTTTTACCTTAAATGTATTAGCCATGATTGATCCTTATAATAATATATTTGTCATCCAAGTGCAATCGCTAAAGCAATAACAGTGTCTTCTGTCACTCCCCCAATAGTGTTGGCGGCAAAAGTACCAGCAGTTTGATTTATTGTACCAATTTCAATATTTGCATTATTTGCACTGTTTCTAATATAAAATTTGTTTGATGTTGTTGTTGTGGTATCAACCCAAAGTTGATATCCATAAGTTGTTGATGGTGCAGATGTACCATTAGATGTACTTGCCAATGCTTGTAATGCACTATTTAAATCCGACCTAAAACTTGGAAAAGTTTGGTTTGCAATAACCATATCATTTTGACTCATATTTACTCCTTATGCTGAAAGTTCTCCAAAACCTCGTGCAACATAGTCAAAAGTTCTATTTACAACTGAACCACCACTATTAAAAAACTTAATTGTGAAACCAGTTGCACTTTTATTCGTTATAGCATAGTAATCACCACTTGCCAAGTTACCAGCAGAAATTCCTATACCACCCAATCCTTTAAATGCACCAGAGAAAGTAATTACTTTTCCTGATGATGAAGTGCCACTTGCAATATCATTTTCTGCAATAACTCTGTCTGGCATATCTATTTCCATACCAAGAGTGTTTACTTGGGGTGTTGCATTTACATCTGTTGAGTTTAAGACTAATTTAAATTTAAATCCTCTTGCTGTATAATCCCCAGAAATAAATCTTCTGAACTCAGTAAATGATGCACTACCACTATTTGGATCATCATCTGTTGTTGCTACAAAAAATTCTACTGTTGTAGAATCAAACAAACCATCAAAAAAACCTTCTTTGGCATCAAAATCTCCTAATGCATCATCAAAGAAAGTTGCATTATCAACTCTACTTATATCAAAGTCTGGTGTCAGTTTTGAGGTAAATTTACCACCAGTGTCAAATTTAGTTGCAAACTCATAACTTCCTGTAGTAGCGACAGAACCACCACCAGCATCAAAATTACCATCAACATCATCAAAGTTTCCAGAAACAGAATCAAAATTATTTGTAGTATCAAGTATCAGTTTACCAGCAGTCGTTTTAACCACATTAACTTTTGCACCAGCAAAAGTAGGATTTTCAGTAATTGTACCCACTACATTTTGAAATTTAATCTTGTCTATAATCGCAACACTACTTGCTTCTCCTAATGATGTATTACCTAACTTATCAACAGCTTTACAGAAATATGTGCCTGTTACTGCTGGAACAGAAATAGATTGTGCTGGTCTTGCAACCTTGGGTACAATATCCATTGAGTTTGCATAAGTTGCACCAGTTGTTAGTTTACTGTGTCTAATTTTATAATGCGATAAATCTAAATCAGTAACAGGAGTCCAACTTAAATGTGCTTCTTCTCCAACAATATTAACAGAAAAATCTTGAACATCTTGTGGTGGTGCTGTTTTACCAATGACTAAATGTTCAACAGATGAATAAGCCGATTTTGTACCAAGTGTGGTAATAGCCCTTGCTCGTACATCATAAACTACATTATCTTGCACATTTACAAGTTCATATTTATTGTCAGTGGCTCTACCCATACTAATGTAATCTGTCGCTGTTGATTGTTTTGCTTGAACCTCAAACTGGTCAACAAAAGAATCTGTTGAAGATACTGTTGCTTGTAAAACGGTGATGGCTTCTTGATTAAATGTTGTCAGAGCATCTGATACAGAAAGTGTAGGTGCAGATGGTGAGAATGGATCAGGAAGAGTTGTGTTGTTAGATATGATTGCTGTTTCTTCTGCACTCCAATCATAAACTGATGATGATGTTTCTCTTAGAGATAAATCTATGCCAAGTTGCCCTTCTTTTGTTGTTGCAAAAGACCAAGAAGCAACCTCAAAAGGTTTGTTACTAAACCCTAGTCTTGTATTGTTGACTAGAACTGTGTCACCAACCTCTACATTAAATCCTGTAAGTTTTGCTGGGAAGTTAAGGTTTATTTGCTCTCTGTTTCTATACAGAATCATTTTTGCAATTCTTTGTGCCATTGCTGAAGATGTTGTAAACGGTAACTCTACATCACTAAAAATTTGTTCTCCAGCATCTTCAGTTTGGAATGTTGATGATGTGATAGGAGGAAAATCAGTTGGCTGATATTTTTGATCAGGATCAGAAAACACACCTTTAACAGCATTAAAACTATCTCTACGACTATTCCTAGTTGTTACAGATATGTTGTCTCTTAGATCATCATCACCAAGTGTAACTGATGGTGTTAAGTATTCTCCAACTTTCATACCCCATTTACCACCTGAGTAATAAACTAGACCCATACAAGATGAAGTCATATCCTCTAATATTTTTGCTGGTACTGTTCCAGTATCAATAACTCCATGTGACTCATATCTTTTTTCTGATAATGTTTTAAGGGCTTGTGTTTCACCAGCATCCTCACTTGCTGGACTTATGGTAATAGCAGTTCCACTATTTGCATTACTTAAACTTGTAGCAAGTTTAATTGTATCCCTTGAAACTCTTATAACATAATAAGTTGTTCCAGAGGTTAATCCAGAAACATTTGTACCACTTTCATTAGAATATTGCACAGCATCACCAGTTTCATAAGTATGTCCATTAATTGTAATGATATTATCACTTTCCCCTATATCATTTTCAGTATTGAATGTTTTACTTAAAGGTGTGGCTAAAGTTACTGTTTCATCACAAGTATTCGCACAACTTGTAAATATTGTATCATTAACCTCACTAGCTGTCGCTGACAGTCCAAACCTTGTATTCATTAGATAATCTCGGACACATAAGGCACTGTTTGCAGAATATGAAGTGGTTGATGTTCTTGGGTCATAAACTTTTTTACCTTTTATGACAGTAGAAATATTTGGAATACCATTTGGAAATATATCATTACTAAATTGCAATCTGACATACATATAGGCAATTCCTCTTAGCCTGTGATTTGAAGTCCAATTGCTGTCCTCACTAAACAAATCACTATCTGCTGTTTGGTCATCTGCACCAGTATGTAATTTAATTCTGACAAAAGATGTGCTACCACTTTTATATTTATCTTCTTTGACAAAACCATTTGCATCTAAAGTTACTGTGTCCTCATTAAGTTGAAAAGATTCAAATGATTGTATCTCATGTCCAGCTATAGCAAAAATTAGGTGTAGAAATTTATTGCTTTCTGTTGTTGATGCATAAACTAAATTACCAGCAATTCTTCTTTCACCATAGACTGTTTGTCTTGCCATGATTGCTTGTTTAACATTAACAAGCCTTGATTGTGCTGATTCTCCTAGAGAGGAAAAATTTGGTTGTAAACTTGGTACTTTTGGTTTTGGTGTTAATGCTCTTTGAGCAACAGATAGTGCCGCCCCTACAACTAAATTTATAGCAAATTTTTGTAAGAATGCTGTTAATCCAAAACCAGCACCACCAGTTGCTACTCCAACAACAGCAGATGCGACTGCACCAACTATCCTACTTACTACACCACCCATTACCCAAACCTCCAAGCATATTTCATTTGCTCTTTTGAGATAAATTCCATTTTGTCATACCCTACAAATGCACACATTTTACCAAGACAAATGCCCATACAATATGCACCTTGAAACTTCATAGAAACCAAATCACCTCTTCTAGCTTGTATTGGTCGTATTCTTTCAAGCCTACTATTTACAATCGTTACCCAATTTTTAAATCCTACTTTTTTTAATATTTCTTTACCTTGTTCAAGGCTTTTGAATGTCTTGTCAAATTCTGGAAATGTTGATTTTCCTGTTAGGACTTTTTCCCATTCAATTGTAAAGGTGCAACAATCATGTGTACCAAACTCTAAAGGTGTTTGTCTGTATTTATCAATATATTCTTGAAGTTTGTTTTCCCAATTATCTGATCTCACTTTCCTCCCCAATTTATATCTTTATCTTGTAAATCAGTTACAAAATCAAGACCTAAATCTCCAGAAAACAATCTTTTTTGTTCTTCACTTGTATATCGTGTTTCATTTGGCTTTTCTAAATCAATCAATCGTGATTCTACTGATAATGTAATAATAATTTCATCTCCACCATCATTAATTGTCATAGAGTCCATTCGCCCTTGGAATAATTGGTAAACACTGGATATTACAGAATAATTTTCATCTAACATTCCTAGATAGCAAGTGAATGTTCTGTTTTGATAGTTTGCATTTAATGAAGCGGCAAGTATAGAACTATCCATACCTGACAAGGCTACATTGATTCCTGTTGCTTTTATTTCAGATGTTTCTTCTACTGCACTGACAGATAGCAAAGAGCCACCACCAGTATAGGTCTGGCTGTTTATAGTTATATTACCATAACCAGTCCATAATCTTACTGCACCTTCTAAAAACTGTGCTTCAAATGCATAAAATGGTTTTAGCGAACTGGAGGTTATCGCAGTCAAGAAATTGGATGAAAGCCCTCTTGACATTATCCACCTCTACTTTTTTTTAGAGAAAATTGATAATTTTTTCTTTTTGGGTTTTTCTTTAGGCTCTACATCAGAAGGAAGTGAATCATAGTCCTTTGTCATTGGCACAACAACTTCTGCATCAATGTACATAGCATGACCATGTTCAACAAATTTTTCTCCAACCTTTTTTAACCATTCTGGATTATCTTCAATGACCTCATCTACCTCATACATTCTCGTAGTGACTCCTAGAGGATCATTAATTCCTATTGTTTTATTTATCATTTTTACTGGCATCCTATCTCCTTAAAAGAAAGAGGGGAACTTAATCCCCTCATATCTCAGTCTATTATACATTGTGTGCTGTAATAGTGTTATCAGATGAATGCAGAGCATTACCTTTAACAACCATTAAACCAATTGGTGTTCCATTAGAATGTGTGCCTGTTTTTGCAATCACACCTCTAATATATCTTTTACCACCAACATAACCAACTTGTGTAACAGTCCCAGTGGAATCTGGATTACCAGATGTACCAGCAGTGCCAGTACCATCAATTTTCAACCAGATACCATCAGCGGCAATTGTGCCATTGGTAATATCTGATTGTGTTACATCAGTAAATGTTGAGTTATCATCAGAATGCTCTAATGAAATTTCAAAGTGAACAGATGAAGAAAGTGTATCTCCTTCTGCACCAATGAAAGCGACTAAAGTTGCACTCTTGTAACCTTGTAAGTCAACACCAGTACCATTAGCGGCGGCTGTTGTGACTGTAGGTTTATAAGAAAGGGCAACTGCTGTATTATTTGCTAAATCAAAATTCATAGTTTTCTCCTTCCTTTAGCTTGGTACATAACTTCTTAATGCTTCTGTTAACACAACTTGTCCACCAACTCTTTTTCTAGCAACATATCTTACATTACCAGAAGTAGCTTGAGTGAATGGGTCACGAAGTATTGACAGATTAACTCTATCTACTACCATATATGCGGCTCGGAAATCTCCAAACACAATACAAACTGCACTAGAACCTATATCAGCCATATCAGGCATTTCCACATAAGGGAAACCTAAAATAGTGTTTGGTGTTCCAGCAGTAAGCATCATTCCCGGTTGGAATACATATTGACCAGCAGAATCTTTTAGCTGTCTAATTTTAGCCAAAGTGTTTCTGTTAAATACTAAAGTAGCATTTTGGTTATATGGGGTTTTTAATGAATGAACTAAATCCAACAAAGTGTCGGCTGTTACAACTGCACTACCTCCAGCAGTTGATCCACCTACATTTGTTGTAAATCCTTCTGGCTTGTTGATCTTATCACCAACAGTCATTGCATTACCTTCAGCTTTTGCAAACTGTGTGGCAAATTCCTGTTGCATTTCTGACTCAAGATCAAACACAGAATCTTCTAGTTCTTGTTCTGAAATGTCAATTAGTGCATACTGCTCGTGGCATGGAATTTCTTCCAATTGAGTAGTATAACCAGTTGTTTCACTTCTTGTACCAGTTTCGGCAGTCCATTGTGCAGAAAATGTTGCACTTCTTACAGGAACTTGAACACTTCTTTGAGAAGTTGCTCTAACTCTAGCAAGAGAACGAACTGGAGAGATTTCTGTTAAGGTTTTTAACAGTTCTCTCATGTACTCTGGTGGTGCAAGAAAACCAGCTTGTGTATCATCAGAAACAGTCAATGCTTTGACTTCATCTGGTGACAGGCTTTCTTTACCTTTTCTTAGCCATCTATCAAAGATAGCAATCTTTTTTTCTACTTGTTCTGGACTACCATCTACATTTGGTCTTTTAATCATAGACTCAAAAGTAGCAAGTTTTTCTTCAACTTGTTCTTGTTGTTTCATAGCAAGTGTCACCTTTTGATTCACATCTTCTTGTGCATCAAGAGATTTTTCAATCTTTGCTAACTTCTCTTCAACAAGTGGGTCAGTAGAACCTTTTTTTTCTAAATCAGCAATCCTTTGGTCATTGGTTGCTTTGAACTCTTCAAATGCCTTACCTTGTTCCTCAATCGCTGACTTAACTGTATTATGGTCAACTTCTGACATAATATTACTCCTTTATTATTTTAGTTAAGTTATTTATTGATTGTATTAAGTCTGGCATCACATCATCAACCTCTCGTTGTGCTAGTGCCTTGGTCAGTGCTTTTGCACCCATTTTTGATTCGCTTCTAGATAAACCTACATCTCGTAGGATATCCTCCCATTCACGAATCGTAGTATCAGCACCCTTAACTTTCCGAATTCTAGCTTTCGGATTCATTGGAAAGGTTACTGCTGAAATCTCCATAAGGTCTACATTTTTAAGATATCTTTTTTTGCCATCATCATCATAGCCATATCCTTTTGCATCTACCTTATATCCTATTGATAATCCATCTATTGCACCCATTTTCATTAACTCATAAACTTCTTTTCCTCTTTGAGTGCCTAATGCTAATCTTCCTTCTACTCTTAAACCTTTATTGTCCTCTTCCATTTTTTCAAACACTCCAATTGGTTCATCAGTTTTGTGCATGAATAACATTTTAATTTGCTTTGGACTTTTTCTGCGAAGTGAAGTTGTGAATGCACCTCTCTCAACAATATCATTGCCTAAATCTTTATTTCCAAAAATTGATGCATAGCCAGAAAACTTTCCATCTTCATCTTCTTCATCATCACCATAAACTTTCCATTCACAGTTAATGTCGTAATATTTTACTTCTGTTTGTTCTAGTGATTCTTCTGTGACATCAGTCATTTCTTCTCCCTTTTTTTTATCTCTAAAACTTGCTATGCATATAGCAGTTCTTTGACCTCTGTCATATTCACTTCTCATTGTTGCATCATCCATACAACGAGACATAAATTCACTTTCAGTTTCAGAGCCACTTGGTTTTGGTATTGGCATAATTAAAACTAATATCATAATAATCTATGAAAGCCAATAGGTCTAGTATTTTTTTAGGGTATGCCCCCTAACATATTAGAGGGCATTTAGGAGAAACTTATTTTGTTGTTCCGAATTTGATAAGCAGTTCCAAAATTGTGACTTGCTTTTCAAACCTTTTCTTTTGAGATTTTAGTTTTTTTAGTTTGTTGAATGAGATTGTATGTTTTGTTTCCCATCTCTCCAAACTATTACAAGTTCTCAAATATTTGATTTCTTGTTTTGTTAAGTCTCCATATTGCTTTATTAGTTTGTCAATATTATAGATCATTGTTTTTTGCTTTCTCTAATATTTCAGCTACCTCTGGATTAGTTCTATCTTTGTAGTAACCATTGTATAGGTCATCTAAAACAATTAATATTGAATGAACAATCTCACCTCTTTGAGTAGTTACTTGACGAGTGCCATTTTCTGAATCCCATTTTTTACCCTCGTATTTTTCAAAGAGTGATTCTTGTTCCATCATGGCATTTATTAATTGATATTTTAAAGTTTTTTTATATGTACTCATTTTCATTTTTTTCTCCTATTGTTTTATGGGTATGGGAATAAATCCCATACCCTATTTAATATTATAAAATTGGTTTGTTAATATTCAAATCATCAGATATAGATATCATATTAAGATTATTGTAATCTTTAATATCCATATCTAACCAAGCTACTGTATTTTCACTGGTTGCAATCTGTGTTCTGATTTCTACATCATTATGTAACATATGAAACAGAACAGGCAATTTTGCATCTGAAATAGAATCATATTCGCATCTTTCAATAGACCTATTCTTTTTTAGCTTGATTGCTTTTTCATTAAGGTCAATGAACTGTTCTTTAGTTAGATAAGCGATTTTACCTTTTGCGATTATTTGTTTGACCATATTTTTCTCCTATTGTTAAAATTATTATTAATTATAGTTTAATTATTTTAAACACATAATCAAGTCTTTTTTTATTTTTTTTATTGATTTTTATAACACCGAGAAATACTGGGGTTTTCAGATGTAAAAAAAAATAATTAAAATAATTAAAATAAATGTTGACATATGTAACTATATACTCTACCTTAGTATTAATAATAACAATAGGAGAAAACAATGGATACTAATAAAATCATAAATGAATTGCCAAAGTTATTTGACAGAGCAACTAAAGACTTTGAAATTTGGAATAAAAAACTTTTTGAAGCGAATGATACTCGTTGGAGATTAGAAACTTTTCCAGAAGAACTAAAGAAGTTTAGAAATTCTTTTGAATATCACATTGGGAAAAAATATATTAGAATATCTTATATTCCACATCCAAATGGTGATATGAGTTCCTATGATCGTGCTTTTTGCTTTATTAATATATCTAATCCAAAATTTAAATTTGGCGATCTTTTAAAAAGTGAAGTCACAACACCAGCACTTAATTTTGCTAGAGGAAATATTTTTGATTTATCTAAATCAAGAATTGATTGGACTGGCTATATTGAAAAGATAAAATAAATGGTCAAGGGGCAGTACCAAAAATCTGCCCCACAACTTAACAATAGGAAAAAACATGAATCTTAAAAAATACAACGAAAAATTAAAATACATTCAAGAACTTCGTGAAGAAAATAATAGACTTCAAGAAAAGTTACAAAAAAGAGGAAGTCAAGAAATCAAAAAATTAGAAGAAATTGAAGTAGCTGTTGCAGAATTGTATATATGTCAAAATCGTAATGAGATGGATAGACAAAATAGATTTTCAACAGAATATATTCACTCAGAAATAAAAAAATTAATATCTGAAAAAAAAAGAGAATGGAATTATTTTAGGAGAACACATGACAAATAAAATTACAAAAGCAGTAGTAAATGGCATTGCATACAAAGTTGTAGATGGTGATCTTTATTATCTTGATACACTCAGCAACAAATATGAAATGGTTACATACTTTGAAGATTTTTCGGAGTTTGAATTACACTTTCTAAAAAGAACATTGCCTAAGTTTAATATGTATTATGGGGAGTATCTATAAATGCAACCTAATTATAATTTACTAAAAGCAAAACAATTAATAAAAAAAAGTAAAATAATTTTAGCATATGTTCTGCTATCATCAGAAGAGGGTCAGTATATAAGAGTTTATAAGAACGACCTTCTTATGCTGTTGGAAAATGATGCAGACTTTGATTTGGATAGATTTAATTTGCATAAGGATGGTAATTTATACATAAATTAAATTATTTATTGAGCAAGATTATAATCTGGAGTTTCATCTAAATACTTTAATATTTTTTCTTGCTCTTCATCTTTAAGACTATCAAGCATCATATCAAATAGTTCTTGTTCTTTTTTTGTAAATTCTCTTCTTTTTGGAATAAATCGTTTTTTATTTAATTGCATAATTTCATCCATTAATTCTAAATCTTTAGTTGATACCATTTTGCTCCCTCATTATTCTTTCTATTAATTTTTTGATTGCTGGTGATACTAATTCTTTTTTCCCCATAAAATAATTAGCAAAATTTTCAGCGAAATACTCTTGCGAATTTGTATTAGCATATTTACTTGGTAAATCAGTTCTCTTTGCTTTAGTTAAATTAAATTTTAATTCATCTTCAATAGGAATTGCACTTTTATTATCAAATGTATCATATCTTCTTTGCCTGCCATTCTTACTATATGCTTTGTTTAAACCTACTGTTTGATGAACATGATGTCCAAATTCATGATATATAACTGATCTTGCTTGATCCAAACCATTATCATGGTATTCATCCACACTATATGGTATCCCTTTTTTTTGTCCAAGTTTATATGTGCTTACTGGTTTTTTAACATATCCTGCTTTATCTTTTAAATCTCGGAATGTTTCTTGAAAATCATTTCTTTCTTTTCTTAATATTACATATTCTTCATACCAATCCAAATAGTATGGATCACTGGGTCTTTTAGGTCTTGTTTTATAATGTGCATCAAGTCTTTTGTTAAGTTTTTCTAGTTGTTCTTGCTTAAGAATAAATTCTTGTCTTTCTTTTTGTGTTAATTTATTTGGACTTACTTTGGCTGTATCTTTTGCAAATTTATTAAAATATCTAGCATTTAAAAATAGTTGACCATCTCCCATACTCGCAACGGCTCTACCAAATCCAACAGTAATTGAGTTTATTCTTGGTATTTTAAATTTTTTTGCCAATTCATCTACTTCTTTCATAGATTGCTCTACAATAGATAATGCTTCTTCTGATAATTCCATTTTTGTTCTTTTTCTATTAACGCTTTGTGTTCTACTCCAGTTATTTTCAAAGAATTTATCCCCCTTAAACACTTTTTTAAATCTAGTGCCATAAGTATTTATAAAATCTGGTTCTTCAAAAAACTCTTCATATTCTCTTTTAGATAATTTTGCTCTATCATCCAGTGATCTTAGCATAACTGCTTTTTTACCAATTTTAAATGTTTCATGTGTAAATGATGCATCTCTTGGAGAAGACAAAAGGTTTTCTAATGATACTTCTTGTCTGTCTCTTGCTTGTCTTGGTTTAGGAGTTATTGTGGTGTCATCTGTTACCACATCTTCTGGTGAAACATAAACAATTACACACCTACAGTTGATCACATTACTTGCCCCACCTCTTGGATCACCAGCATATCCCATTGCTCTACCACCCACTGTAAAATCCTCATCCATTGGTACTGTTTGTCCACTTGCTTGAGCATGAGTTGTTCTTGTTCGTGGATCATTCGTAGCAGTCCATCTCTTTTGCATATCTGGTATGTTAAGACTTCTAGCAACCCTGTCATTTGCAAATGAGGCGGCGTTATGAGTTTCTGTTCTTGCTATGGTAGCACTTCTGTATCTATTAAGAGAGTCAAAAGGTTGTCCTTTTTGTCTTATCTCTCGTGCAATAACAGATACCCCTTCGTCTTTATTAGCATTTATGACTCTTTGAATTATACCTCTCGTTGCTCTTTTGATCCCAACTACTCTTTCTGCACCAACTGATCTAACATAATCTTCATATATTTGTTCAAATTGTGTGTCTTGTTTTTGTAAATTTCTTAGCTGTCTTTCGCCAAATGCATTAATTACTTGTCTATAATGACTTTGTAATATTGATTGTAATCTAGTATCTCGTGTTAGAACTGGTGTAAATGGTAGGTCTTGTTCGTATAAGTCAGCCACATCATTGTATATTTGTTTGAAATATCCCTGAACTTGTCTTCTAAGTTTTCTTTCGTAGGATTTTCTAAGTCTATTTTGTTCAGTAAACTCTTTGCCAACATTAATTCTCTTGCCACCGATTTGGACAATCTGCTTTGTTTTGAGTTTGTGTCGCAACTACTCTTTGCCTTTTGGTCTGTATAATGGATGATCTCTTGGTAATAAATCTCTGTCAAATTGTCCACTTCTGAATCTGCCAGTTCTTACTGCAAAAAGGAAGGCATTTACTCTGGCAATTGCCCACTGATCAGAGCCTACAACATTTCTTCTTACTGATTCTGGGTTAGTTCTGTATGCACCTACTCCTCTTCTGAATACAGCACTAAGCATTCTAAGTGTTACTCTTTTGCCTTTTTTATCACCATGCTTATCGTTGTGTTCTTTTATTTTGCCTTCTAATGTCTTTTTGATTTTGCCAGAAACTTCTTGCTTTTCTTCACATTCCATACAACAGGCTTTTTCTATTTCCTTTTTGATTTGATCTCTTTTTTTAGATGCCCATGTTTGACCAGCATCTCCACCCCACAATGCCCATGCTATTCTACCAGCACTTGGGTATCCATCTTCTCCCCTTTTGAATCCTTCTGCTTGTTTGTCTACTTCGTGTCTTGCAAAAAAACTATGCATCCTTAATACTGTTCGTGGTGACAGCTTTTCTTTTCGTACTATTTGATTTGCTCTAGCCACACCTACAGCAGTACCACCCCTGTTGAATTCTTTTCGCCACTCAAGACCTCTTCGTGCTTCTGTGACCATACTATCTGTTGGTGTTGTATCTATATCCTCAATAGATTTATCTTGACCAGTAACTCTTAAATAAATGGAATGTGATCTACATGGCATATAGATGTTACCATCTGGTGTTCTTAGAGTGTGTGTGCCTTCACATCCCAACTCTTCTGCTCTGTCA